GACTCTTGTATATAGGGGTCCGCAGAACCATAGACGAGGGGGAAAACGTGCGCGGCGGCTGTTTTATAGTCATTGATTTCGACTAAATCTCTATTTAGGGGTCGACTGAGCCCCCAAAAATCACTCTCTAGATTCACTATATTGGTAGTAAGATTCGCGCCCCATTTCTGGAGTCTCAATTGCGGGTCTTCTTCGAATGGCATTTCCACGCCCATCCCAGGAACATTGAGACGATAACGACCGGCGAATGTACTTTCGGCTAATTGCTTTTTAATACGTGAAGGGTCGTCATGAAAACGGGTGAATGACATTTTATATGATAAGTGTGATATATTATTTACATGATAATAAAATAAATCAATATGGTATAAAAGAATATGAAAAAGAAATCGGAAAAATACAATATACAAAAAATGACATGTCGTATTTGTCTTAATATGATTGTCAAAAACGAGAGTCGTGTTATTGTGAGACTTCTAGAATCCGTGGCACCCATTATTGATTATTATTGTATATGTGATACGGGAAGTACGGATGATACTATTTCTATTATCAAAAACTTTTTTAAAAGTAAAGGGATTCAGGGTAAAATCATGACGGAACCTTTCCGCGATTTCGGTTATAATCGAACATTCGCATTAAGGTTATGCGATAGCTTCGCGCTAGATAATCATATAGATTATGTTCTTCTTCTGGATGCAGATATGTATTTGACTGGACCGCCATTATTGGACGCCGCGAATTTCAAACAGAATCTGCTAAATAGAAATGCAGATGTCTATTACCTCTTCCAAGGGTCAGAGAGATTTTATTATAAAAATGTCCGGCTCGTACGCCCCAATAAAGGATATTCCTATTGGGGCGTTACGCATGAATATGTGAAGACACCCGATGGTACGAAATACGAGGCAATCGATAAAGACGAATTATTTATATGTGATATAGGAGATGGGGGGTCGAAAACGGATAAATTCGAACGCGATATCAGACTATTAGAACGCGGTCTCGAAGAAGTCCCGAATAATGATAGATATACTTTCTATTTGGCAAATTCGTATCGCGATGCGGGTCATATAGATAAATCTATCGAGACATTTAAAAAGCGTATCAAAATCGGGGGTTGGGTTGAAGAGGTCTGGCATAGTCATTTTAGTATTGGCAGATGCTATATGAAAAAGGGGGATGCGGGGAATGCGATTTTTTGGTGGATGGAGGCATTCAACTATTATCCAAAGAGAATCGAGAACCTATATGAAATCATCCAATACTATCGGATAGAGGGTAAACATTCACTCGCATATTTATGGTATGTAATCGCAGATAAACAGCGGAAGAAATATCCTATTACTTCGGATTATCTCTTTTTACAAAAGGATGTATATGACTTCAAATTGGATTTCGAACTTTCTATTATAGGATATTATATAAATACCGATAACTTCGATTTACGGCAAATATCGTGTAAAGTAATCGCGGACCCGAATATAGACGATAATATGACACGTAATGTGCTATCGAATTATAAATTTTATGCGAAAAAACTGGTAGATTCGAGAACCACCCAGTTCGACGATTCCTTGGTCCAAGTTCTCCAAAATATAGGGGGGGATAGGGAGGACAAAGATGACGAAGACGACGAATATATTCCAAGCACACCATCTATTTGTATGCATGGTAACGATATTGCAGTAGTTCGCCGATATGTGAATTATAGGATTAATGACCAAGGTCATTATATTAACCAGAGTCATATAAAAACGAAAAATATTATGGGGATTATTACGAAAGATGCAGATACGTGGAGCATTACAGACCAATTTACTATGCCCTATGATAAATCCTTGGATAATATCTATATAGGACTAGAAGATGTTCGTATTATGTCATATAAAAATAAATTGCTATACCACGCCAACCGTGGGCTAGACCGCAGTAAAATCGCGGTGGAAACCGGTGAAATCTTGCTGGATAGTAAAACCGGTACTAGTTCTCTACTTAAATGCGTAGAGGGGTCTGTAAAAGATATAGAAAAGAATTGGGTTTTAATGCCGGATGGAAAGGTGATTTATGGATGGTCGCCGCTTAAAATAGGCGAGGTTCTCAATGAAACGGAATATCATGTAATACAGAAAGAGGAGAACGTTCCTACCTTTTTCAAACATTTGAGGGGGTCAACGAATGGGGTCGCCATAGGCGACGAAATATGGTTTATAGGACACTTGGTGAGTTACGAAGACCGCCGGTATTATTATCATATGTTTATGGTTCTCGACGCTGTAACCCTCAAATTAAAAAAATATTCGGCGCCTTTTACTTTCGAAGGCGATAAAGTCGAATATACTTTAGGATTTATACCGATTCGGTCGGATGATGGCGTAGACCATTTACTAATAGGATATAGCATTATGGATAGGGAGACGAAATATTTATCGATTGAAAAACGTTTCGTGGATGAAATGATGATTTCTATCAAATAGGATTCATTATCGCCGTATCACACCTCGCATAACTCCGTCTATGCCACTGCGTAATTCCATGCTGTTGTATGCCTTCCAAATGTTTTTTTGTCCCATATCCCTTATTCTTTTGTAAATGATACCTATCTGATAACTGCGGATGAAGGTCACATAAATCGTCTATATAACGGTCTCGCGCATTTTTCGCCAAAATGGATGCTGCGGCAATGGTCAAATAGGTTGCATCTCCATGCTCTATTGTTTCATATGGCACCGCTTTATATGTAGACATTTCCTCGTTATATGCCATATATGGTTTAAAATCATTCCCGTCGACCAAAAGGAAGAGGTCGTCTCGTTGTTGGGGGAGTTTTTCTGCCAAATCCGCGGCAATTTCGCGTATGGCGGCATGCATACCGCGGAAAACGGACTGACGAATATTAATTTCATCGATGATATCGTGTTCGATATATTGCACTGACCAAGCAATCGCGGTTTCTTTGATGAGGGCCGACATTTGCCGAATTTTTTTATCTGATAATTTTTTACTATCCTTGATATCTTTATGGGTAAAACCTTTAGGTAAAACCACTGCTGCGACATATAAGCGTCCGAATAGGGGACCGCGTCCCGCCTCATCAATACCAATTTCTATATGACTAGCAAGGGGGTCGAACGCGGTTTTCAGACCAGTAGGAATATTGGTTACCTTTTCATTCGATACTTCATTCGTTTCAATAATTTGCAACATGGCTTATTTTATAGAAATGTTCCTATAAAATAAATCAATTTTACGAGAAATAAGAAAGATATATAAAATATATAGAATATATAAAATATGAACATAAAATTAACACCATTTATAATGTTTTTATTGATTTTAGCAGTATTAATGTTTTCTATGTTATTCGGAAATTATTTCTTTTTAAAAGAGAGAAAACAAATACAGGAAATCGAGAACTTTAATAACTTCCAGTATGGGAAATATGCGAAAGGTACAACAGTATATCCTCTTGATGTGCCATTGCCATTGTATTCTACATCAAAAGATAAATTATATGTATTATACGATTGTATTCTATTTGATAATAAAAACGGTAATTTAATTGAAGTAGGCGATACGGTTAAAGGGAATCTACAAGCAACGACAATTACAGATACTACCACTATAAATAATATAGTAGTAACTACACGTTCTCAAAGTGGAACGAAAATCGTCCAACCTAATACAGCATATGCAGATAAATGGGATAAAACGACTCAATCGTCAAATAAACCATTTATGTATTATTCTATTTCATCTCCAGAAAAATATACAGTTGTATATGTTCCATTTGGAACAGAAACATATATACATATTCTTGGGAATACTAGTTTAACAGACGGGAAAATGAATAATTTGATATCTGTTTACGCTTCTTCAGATACGAATGAAACGAAACAGGTCATATATTCTACGAGTAGTCCTCCAGATATAAAATCGAATAGTTCAAATGATATTAAATCAGACCCTAAATATGATAATATTAATACATTTTCGCCGCCAACTGGGTATTATAATAAAAATGCAAATTTATATTCATTGAATAGTAAAATATTTTATGATTGTGATAAAGGTGTTATATGTATCAATGGTATGTCTACTAAATATTACGACCGTGTATCTGGTATAGGAACTGATACATTAAATTCAAATTATTCATATAATTCAACATCGGGTGTATTTAATTCATGGATGACACCAGCTGAACCATATGTATTATGTATGACATGTGGTCATGAAACTGCATTGATATATTTGACGGCTGGTGCATCTGGTAATTTGATTATAAATAATTATGCATTATTTAATAAAGATAGCAATTCTAATACAAACCAAAGTGTAAAATCAGCGAATATTCCTTCTGGTGTTTCTAATGTTGTCAACTCAAAAGTTTTGAATAAAAATAATAATCATGATTTTATATTACACTCTTTAACTAGCGATGCGAATTTATTTCTTGATATTTGTGGGTCAGATAAAAGCAAATGGAATTATAATTGTGTGAGTGCCTTTTATAATATTGCGACTCCATCCAAGTCTGAAATTTCGAAATTCGATTATATAAAAAAAACCGAAATCGTCCCTCCTGTTTGTCCTATGTGTCCAAATTGCCCTGGTTCTGGTGTATGTACATATTGTGGCGGAGCTGGTGGTAGTGGTGCATGTGGTGGTGTATATAAAGACGGAAATGGAAAAGTGATTAGTCACGGAGGTGGTAGCGGAGGTGGTAGCGGAGGTGGTAGCGGAGGTGGTAGCGGAGGCGGTAGCGGAGGTGAAAACGAAGGTAAAAAATATTATACTAAAGTTGGTAGCGGAACACTAGAGTCGACTGCAGACCCCGATACGCTTGGAGGTGCACTTACACTAGGTCAATTAGATTTGGTCGCTGGTGTAGAAGATGTGGCAACCACAGGCGCTGGTGTTGTAAATAATACAGTAGATACAGTAGGTAATTTGGGAGGAAAAATAGTAGATAATGCGACTGATCTTGTAGGCACTGCTGCTGTTGGTACTGGTGCTTTGATTGGTGCTGCAGGATATGGTGCATATAATTTGGCTTCTGGTGCGGGTCAAGGAGTCTACGATTTGGCTTCTGGTGCGGGAAAAGGAGTCTATGATTTGGCTTCAGGAACAGGTAAAGGTGCATATAATTTGGTAACGAATAATAATGGTAATGGATTCGGTAATGGAAGCGGAGGAAGAAACGTAGATAATGATTTATCTAGGTCCAGTTACTACAATAGTTCAAATAGTTATAATAACCAAGGCGGAGGACAAGGGCAAAATCAAGGACAAGGTGGAAATAAAGGTGGACAATCTGTCACACCAAGCACAGTCGATAATTATTCTTATTATGGTGCCCTACAATCAAAAGGTAATATGAATTTCATCCCTGTCACTGCCGATTTCTCTACTTTCCGTAAATAAACATTCGTTAAAATCGGTCTAAACATTACGTCATATAATATAGAAATGTCTTCTATATCATATAATAACATTCTCGGTAGAGAACATATTGCCCAAGAAATGAAAAATATCCTACATAAGTTCTCGACCAATATAAAAAATCTATCCTATAAGAAAGGAATCTATATCTATGGTTCGCCAGGATGCGGAAAAACCCAATTTGTACAAGAAATTCTCAAAGAACTCGACTATGATATTATCAAATACGACGCCGGTGATATTCGCAATAAATCCCTGGTCGATACTATCACAAGTAATAATATCGCCTCTCAAAATGTTCTCTCTATGATGCAAAAGAAGCCGAAAAAAATCGCCATCATAATGGACGAAATAGACGGGATGAATAATGGCGATAAGGGGGGCATCACTGCGCTCATCAAAATTATCCGTCAAAAAAAGACGAAAAAACAGAGACTCGAGAACATGACCTATAATCCCATCATCTGTATTGGTAATTATTATATCGATAAAAAAATCAAAGAACTCATGAAAGTATGCTATACCTTCGAACTCAATACGCCAATTCCTCGTCAAATCATGCAAATTTTATCATATAAAATGCCTATCTCGACATTCCCCCCCTTAATGCATGATAAAATCTTGGAATATATCCAAGGCGACCTTCGTAAACTCGAATTCATACAAAAAATCTATATGACAAACCCCGCACTACTTAACGAAGAAACGGTGGATAGTGTCCTACAAGTCAAGTCATATAATAATGATGCCAAGAAGATAACGCAGAACTTGATGAATCAAAATATTCCTATAGGACAGCATACACGGTTTATCAATGAGACGGACCGCACGATTGTTGCGCTACTATGGCACGAGAACATTGTGGATATGTTGGCGAAAATAAAACAACAAAATGCGATTCCGTTCTATATGAAAATCTTGGATAATATCTGTTTCGCGGATTATATCGACCGTATAACCTTCCAATACCAAATATGGTCATTCAATGAGATGAGTTTTCTAATGAAGACGTTTTATAACAATAAACTTTATAGGGAGACGTTTCCCGAATTGAAACATACCGACGAGGTCCGATTTACCAAGGTTCTCACTAAATATTCTACGGAATATAACAATGTGCTCTTCATATACAATCTATGTAAACAGTTGGATATGGATAAGAAGGATTTAGTTGCCCTTTTCCACGAATTGCAGCTATATTATGGGAAGGAATTCTATAATAATTCAGAGAAATTGGGTCATATAGAAAAATTATTCGAGAACTATAGCATATCCAAATTGGATATTAAGCGGATGTACCGGTATTTAGAGAAAAATGTGAAGAAGGATGCCTTGGTCGAAGAAGAGGAATTGAGTGATTGCGATATGGACGAATAAAGGGTCATATAGAAATTATTCTATATGACTATTTCTGTTGGGGGGTGGGGGGTTAGAGATTGATGATAATTTCTGGGTCGGATTTCGACCTTGGTGGTTGGAATGCCGGTGATATTTTCGCTGGGAATTCAGGTGGAAATTTGAATAATTTCAACGGTGGGTCTTGTTGACTTTGTTTATTAAATTCTTCTATTTGACCCTTTAAAATAGTATTTTCCTCTAACTGTTTTTGTAAGGCGGATTCTTTTTCAGCCAACTGTTTTTGTAGGGCGGATTCTTTTTGTAAGGCGGATTCTTTTTCCGCCGACATTGGCGCCAACTGTTTCTGTAAGGCGGATTGTTTTTCTGCCAACTGTTTCTGTAGGGCGGATTGTTTTTCTGCCAACTGTTTCTGTAGGGCGGATTGTTTTTCTGCCAACTGTTTCTGTAGGTTATTGACCATATTTTCTAATTCTCCGATTCTCTGTTGTTGCATTTGACCCATTTGTTGGTGTTGCTGTAGCAATTCTGCTACCTGTTTCTGTGTTAGATTAACAGGTGATGACCCGTCTTGTCGATTCATCATAATACCAGTAGGTTGGTCGCTTTGTTCCTGACCCATTTTAGCCCTCTCTTCCTCGATTTCTTTGATTTGTTTGAGAACGTCCGGTTTTGACGAAGGTTCTCCGGCTTTATAGGGCGCCAATAGACGGTCGATATCTTCCATGAAGAATTTTTTTATATGGGCCTCTTCTGGTTTTCTGATAAAAGCATCCACAGATTTAGCCGATTCTTTGAAAAAGTCCGGATGGGGATTTTCAAATAGTCGGCGTTTATCAAACGTATTATGCTCGTGGGAGAAAACCAAGATGGTTTTCATGGGGTCGAGTTGTGCAAACGGAATAGTATAATTCTTTAAGAAATGTTTCTCCTCGGCTAGACTCGCTGTCTCCTCATACTTTGTTAGTTTTAACAATTCCGTACGAAAGGCGAATGTACCCGCTGTGGCGTGATTGGGCCCATAGGGCCCACATTGAATCATCTTTTTGACATGTTTGAAATAAATATAGATTTCACTCGAACCGGCACATAGAGCCTCTTTATTCGCAGTGAGTGTCTCTACTGCGTGTTGGACGCGTTCGGGGGGGTAATAATCGTCGTCATCCATATACACAATTATGGTACCCTTTGCATAACTATGCATTAAATTTCGCTTGGCACCCAGTGTCATTTTTTGTCCTATAGAATAATATTTGATTTGGGGGATATTGGATTGGTTAATAAGGTCTTCGATTTTATCCGTGCCGTCATCGACGATAATCCATTCCATGCGGTCTTTGGGGTAGGTCTGGTTTTTAAAACATTCGAACATGATGGGGATGAAAGGCCGGCGATTGAATGTGGGAGTGCAGATGGATACGAGGGGGTAGAATTTCTTTTTGAGTTTTGGTTCATGTGCGACGGTTCTCGGCATTTTATCTTATAGGGGATATGAGATTATTTTTATATGATAGTTTGTAAGAATTATAAAACATAACTATTGAATATTTCGGTTTCTTTTTTTTCGTTTAATTTTGTATTATATATATTTATTTCATCCATTGTTATTATTGTATTGGTATCATTAGAAACAGTTATATTATTATCTATTTTTGTAATTTTTTCAACCCCTAGATTCGTTAATAACGTACGAATATTTGTTTTCAATAATTT